TATTCCATTGTGCAAAACAATTATTTCGTCAGTAAGTTGAATATCACTATCTTGCAAAGTTGTAAAATTTGGATCTTCCAAATAAAATTTATCTTTTTTAAGTTTATCGTTGTGTTGAAGCATTTGTATATGTATATTCAATAAAAATGTTCGCAAGATAATTATAAAATAAAAATGAATTTTTAATACTTGAATAAGGTATTAGTATTAATATATTATAGCATATTACAACACGTTTATAATTCTAGTAATAACAATTAAGAATGGCAAGACGTGATTTTAATTCAGAAACAAATAATCAAGATGTTTTACCTTCGTTTAATAACAAGATTTATTCTCACAAAATACCATCTCCGACAACAAATATTCCAGTAAATGTACCAACACGCGTACACAGAATATCAACAGTGACACCTACAAAGATAATAACACATTTTACTAAAAATTATGAAGTGGGAGATGATACAGATAGTGAGGATGATAATGATAATGAAAATAAAAATAATCAAGGTTCAAATATTACTTCGATGGCTTCGATAAGGCATCAAAATAGTATTTTACAAACAGTATTGGATACATATACAAGTAGTGACTCGGATGATTCAGATTGTGCGGAAGAAAGTGGTATCATTAGTGATGATGAAAATAATATTGAAATTCATGCTAGTTTAAGTCCAGAACAACAACAAAAAATACAAGAACAGAAAGTTTTTAGAAAAAATATTTTCAAGTATTGTGAGGAAAGTGTTAGTGACAAAAGCAAATCAGATTTATTATTTCAAAAAATTTCGGAAAATCTTAATGAAAAAAAATCTGATTTGCTTCTTAATAATCTGTCGATGACTGAAAATATTAGTAAATTTTTGAATATACGAGAGCTTAATTGGATCAAAAAAGTAGTAATAATAAATAATAATATTCCACAAATTAGTTTTGATATTTTTCCTGAAAGTTTAACTCATCTGGTTTTGACAAATAATAACATAATCGAATTTCGTACAAATAGACATTGTCCAAATATAGAGCATTTAAATTTGTCTCACAATAATTTGAGTTCATTTTATAATGTGGATAATAAGGTTTTTCCTTCTTTAAAAAGATTAAATATATCTCATAATAAACTTGTAGGATCTTTAACAAATTCTCTTAAAATCAAAGATTTAAAAACATTGATTAGTCTTAATGTTTCTTATAATAAATTAGGATGTATTGAATATGCTTATTTGGATAATCGTATTGAAGTTCTTCAATGTGAACATAATGATTTAAATAAAGTATCCATTATGTCAAATAGTTTAATTTCGATTTATTTGGGTCATAATCCGCAACTTCGAAAATTAACATTACTCACTCAGAATATTAGTACAATTAATTTGTGCGGAGGAGAATTTTCAAATTTAGATTCATCCAGTTTTAATATGTTAATTAATAAGGTCTGTCGAATTGACATTGACGAAAGATATAAAAATTTGTTAGAAAACGAAAAGGTAACAAAAATTGATAGCGGAGAGATAGGTAGTACAAGCAAATTTGCACCAATAAATACAAAATTTTTCCCTGGAAATAAATTTGAATCAAATAAAAGTACTTACGCTGGTAATTATAATGATAAACCTGGTTACAAACCATATAATCCACACGATGGACGCCATAATCATACGAATGAGAGTAGATACTTTAATGCTCGTGGAGGATATTGGCAAAAAAATTCTCATAATTCTAATCATGGTGTTTGGAGGAACGGTGTTCGTGTGATTGAAAATCCGACGGAGGAACAAATTAACTTTTATATTGAGAAAACAATACAAAATTATGCGAATGCAATTAAACAAAAATGCACCACAGATATGAATCAATTACTTGATGAAACTTTTGTGTTTCCTCAAAAAAACACTTATATAATATAATAAAAATATTATTTTGTTCTATTTTTTATAAAAATGAAGTTATGTTGACTAATTAAAGTTTTCGTAAATTAAATATTTTATTAATGAAAATTATAGATAGTAATAAGGATAATAAGAGTAATGCAAACATCAACCGACAATCAAATAGTAATAGATCACGGTAGTTATTATACAAAATATGGATATGCTGGATATAATAAACCACAAAATAAAATTAGATCACGAATGTATTGTCATAAAATCACCAAACAAATATTTACACACTCTCAAGTAGTTAAAAATAACATACAATATAAAGATCTTACAACTATCAATATTATTAAGAATGCGATAATTGTTGATTTCGTTAATATTATTAATTTGTGGAATGAAATTTTTGAGGATTTAAAAATTACAGATAAAACAGCATCATTGTCTAACATTTTAATTACTCAACCCCTATTCATACCCAATAATTATCACGAAAATATAATAAAAACAATAGAATTATTGTATAAATTTAAAAAAATAGAATTTTGTAATCAACAATTATTAGGATTATATGGTTCTTGTAGTGATAAAGGAATCGTTATTGATATTGGTCATGATGGTACGAGAATAGTTCCTATTTTTGATAGTTATATTCTAACAGAAGGAGTTGTATTTTTCTCAGTTTGTAGGAATTTATACAATAAGTATTTGATTAATAACAAAAGTTTAACTACAGTTACTACTTTCCAAAATATGCTTTTAAATCCAAATGATTATAATGTGCAAGATTTTAATCTAGTAGAAGTATTGATTCGTTCAATTAAATCTGTACCAATTGACCTACGAAAAAAATTGTGTCAAAATATAATTATTATTGGTGGCGGAAGTATGGGCATGGGTATTAATTTGTGTAATACTTTAAAACTTGAACTTGAAAAAATTTTTGTTGGTATGATAATTAACATAAGTTATCCAATGAATCGTTGTGTAATAAGTTGGTTAGGAGGATCGATGTTTTGTAGCTTATCATCAGCAAATAATTTAATCTTACAAAGTAAAAATTGAATATTTAATACACAAATATTCACATCAATTTATTTATGTATGTAGTAACGATTCATAGTTATTAACATTTAATTTAATTCATAATTACTTTTAAAAAAATACCAATATTTCGTTATTAAATTAAAAATAATAGTAATGAATAACAATAACAATAACAATTATAATAATGATATTACATTGACAGAAAAAAATGAGAATAAAATGAATAGCTTTCTTAAGAATGATAATAGTATAGACGAAATGAATGAAATGGTTGATTTTTCGATGTCAATGATTATTGATAAAAAAAGGAAGAATAATAATGAAGAATATAGACTAACTACTCCAGCTGGTATTAAAAGGGGTGTATGGCAAAAGGATGAAAATGCTCCAGTTTGTACAAAATGTTTTGCACCATTTAAAGATGGTTATTACATGAATTTATTTCCCTCAGGACGTCATCACTGCAGATTTTGCGGATTAATCTTTTGTGATAATTGTAGTGTGGACAAAAGAGACATCATTCCCAACGATTTAATTGTGAAAGAAGACATAATTCGTAGAGCAAGATCAAACTATGAAGTAATTAGAGATCTGTTTAGTATTGGACGAAATGCTGAACGCCAACGTACATGTGAGGCATGTCATAAATTAATTTTGGAATACAATAAAATTCATGAAGAAGTTATGTTTTTTACTGCTTGCGAATTCGATGTATTAAAGTATGAAAAAATTCAACTTTTGTGTACAAAATATTTTTACGCAAGTAATGTTATGCTTGGATTCTTTAGGCAGATACAATACAAAATGCCATATCAGAATTGTAATACTGTTGAAGCAAGATTATTATGGATTAATTTTAAGTATATGTCTGGACATAGTAAATATTTGGTACAGTTACTTCGGGTATGTAATAATAATCAGGAAGTACAACAAGTTAAACATTTACTTGAAGTTAATAAATATAAAAGAACATTGTCATGCCGTACATTAATGTGCACACGAGAATGTAGAGAAAGATTTCACCATTCAGACATAATTGATATTATTATGTATTACATTAAAAGATGTGAAGATATAGAAAAATCAAAAAATGTAGATAAATTCCAAGGAAGAAATAGGGATAAGGATAGAGATAGAGATAGTAATAGTAATAGTAATAGAGATTGGGATAAAGATAGAGATAGAGACGGAGAAAAAATTTGTGATTTATCTAATTTAGCTGATTTTGCTTTTGAGAATTTTGAGTGCACAGACAAGATATTAAAATTATATATACCTCTTTTGATTAATGTTTGTCAATACGATACAGTTCATCATAAAGTTCGTAATTTCTTGTTACAACGTTTTGTTTGCAACAGTGAAATGTTAGCAATATTATATTTTGAAGTTCTATATTATGTTAAATGCGATGTTTCAATTGATTATTATATCGATTTAATGGGAATTATAAGCAAGTGTATAGATGCGACACCTAAAATATTAAGAAAAATATTGGGATTATGTACCAAAGACGAAGATGATGATTCTAATGATTATGAGTGTCAAACCAGAGCAATATCAAGTAATATTTTAGGCAGTACTGTAACGACTATAAATTATACTATTGTACCAAGATATTCTCGTGAACAAGTAGAAAACGGGACAAATAATGTAAAAGATTTAGAAATGAGGTTGGGAGAAATGATAGATCCACTTGACACTAAAACTTGCATCAAAACTATGTTTTTTAGTAAAACTGAGACTTACTCTAGTAAAACTAAACCAGTAAAGATACCTTATCTAACATATAAAGGACAACACAAAGCAATGATGTTTAAACGTGAAGGTGTACGTCAAGATCAAATTGCAATATACATAACTAGATACATCGAACAAATCTTATCTGATGCAGGATATCATATTAATTTTGTGACTTATGAAGTATTGCCAATATCAAAAGATTGTGGATTTATAGAAATTGCTAGTGAAAGTAGTACAGTGGAAAATATTTCCAGAGAATACGGTGACATTTTAAATTATTTAACGACCAATAATAGAGAACAAAAGTATGATGAAACCAGAGATGCATTTATTAAATCTGTTGCTGCCTTTTGTATTATTTCATATTGTTTGGGCGTTGGAGATAGACATTTAGGAAATTTAATGATAAATAAAAAAGGTCACTTGTTTAATATTGATTTTGGATATATTTTTGGTAAAGATCCTTCCACAAGATTTACTATGTCAGGAATAAGATTAACTGATGACATGATTAAAGTTATCGGAAATAGAGATAGTGAAAATTATAAATTATTTGAAAAATTTTGTGTCAATTTGTTCAGAATTTGCAGAAGAGAAGTTGTTATAATTTGGCGTATGTTATCAATGTTAACCAATGTACCTGACATTAATGTTACACAAGAAGAAATTGATAATTTTATTAACGAAAGATATTATCCAGGAGATAGTGATGAAGAAGCAATCAAAAACTTTTTATTCTTAATGCGAACATCTGAAACATTTTCTCAAAAAATGGCGGATTATGCACATACAATTAGTGGTAGTGGATCTAAAGTGGTTAGTGGTGTTGTAACTGGTATAGCATCAGGGACGACTAATGTTAAGGATACTGTATTTAGTAGTATAAATTATTTAGGAGATAAAATGTCAAGTTTTTGGTCATCAAGTAACTAATGACTATTGATTAGCAAAATAAAAAATATATTATTATTATTATTATTTCATTATTGTTATTGATCTGAATATTTATTTTTTATAATTTTACTTGACTTGAGTTAATAATTGTTATTCCTAATTTTTTTAAAAAAGTTAGACATTTTTCCATTTTTTTATTATCCTTACCCGAAGTTAAATCTTCTACGATAAAACATTCATATCCGAAGGTTATTGCATCATTTGCAGTAAAATAAATTTGTTGTTCCAAAGTAATACCACACAAATACACTTGTTTAATTCTATTTTCATCCAAAATATTTTTTAAGTTAGATTCTTTAACAACATTATTACTTTTCGCGTTGTAAAATGCTGAATTTGATGTGTACAAGTTAAGTGTGTTAATCAATAAAATATGATCATTTTTACTAATTTGTAAACCATTACTTAATTCTGAGCCTTGAGTATTACTGACGCAAATTTTATTAACTTTGTTTTTATAAATAATATGATCATTAGGAAACCAATCTTTAATAAAAATTACTTGATCAAATTCTTTTTTGTAAGTATTGATGAGCGAAATCATATTTGTTATTTTTACATCGTCATAATATTCGTTATTGATATTATCTTTTTGAAGACGCAAAATTACTAATGCACGTTTAGTAGATTGAGGAATTTTAATTTGTTTTGGTAGTGAATAATTTTGTTTTACTTGAGGCTTTTCTAATTTCTCTTCTGACTGTTCTAAATTCTCTTCTGACTGTTCTAAATTCTCTTCTGACTTTTTTTCTGGTTTCTCTTCGCTCGAATTTATATCTTTGTTCAATAAATAATCTACATCATTTAAATTTTCATCAAAATCAATACTCAAACTCATAATACTATTTGATTCCATTTATATTTTTGTCCAATTAAACCCAGTCAATAATATTTGGAAAAATTTCAATTTTTTTTGATAAAGTAAAATTGAATATATAT